CTGCTGCTAATTCTTTGGATAATATTGGTCGTGAATACAACCAATTGAAGCCTATCATTGATCTTATTCGTTCTTTTGTGAGGAAGTAATATGTTTATTCGTTCCGCTTTTAATTATGACCGCGATGCGGTTTCTGTTTCAACTGGTTTGGTTTGTGAGGATGAATCTCGCGCTATTCAGAGCGCTAAAGATGAATCTGATATCAATACCATTGTTCGCAAGTTTGGTTTGACTGGTGAGCTTCCTAATGATCTTAAAATGCCCCAGTCTGGTGATTTTACTGATGTTCCTGATTTTCATACTGCTATGAATTTGGTTCGTTCTGCGCAAGAGGAATTTTTGCGCGTTCCTGCTGAGATTCGCGCACGTTTTGCTAATGATCCTCAACGTCTTATGGAATTTGTTGAAGATGAGTCGAATCGTGATGAAGCTCGTAAGCTTGGTTTCCTTGCCGATCCGGTTAAGGTTCCTGAGCCTATGCGTGTCCAGGTTGTACCTGCTTCGGGTACTCCCGATGCAGGCGCCGCCGCAGGCTAACTGTTTTGTCTATAGGTGAAAACACTAACCCGCTTCGGCGGGTTTTTTGTTGTATAATTTTTATCGTGCGATGTTGCACGTTTTTTTTGGAGTTTATTATGGCTAATGCTATTCCGTTGTCTGATGCTGAGCGTATGCTTGTTCGCAAGGGTCTTGAGACTCTGGCTGCTCAAATGAAGCGCCAGGCTCGTTCTGCTCTTAATTCTGATGTTGCTGCTATTTATGAGACTAATGCAGCTCAAGTTCAGATGCTTGTTTCTAAATTTGCTTGATGGAGTTTTTATGATGTTGCATATTGTTTCTGTTAAGGACACCGCTGCTGGTGCTTTCGGTCGTCCTATTTTCGTTCCCGCAGTGCCTGTTGCACTGCGTTCGTTTCGTGACGAAGTGAATCGTAAGGATTCCACTGAGGATTTGTCCCGTCATCCTGATGATTTTGAGTTGTATGAGATCGGGACGTTTGATGATGCTACTGGCATCATTGTTGTTATTGAGCCCCGTTTGGTGGCTCGTGCTAAGGACTTGAAAGAGTCCTGATCCTGTGCTGTAATGCACTTAGACCAGTTTTCTACTTGATGTAACTGGTCTAGGTGACACCTTTTTTTAAGGTGTCTTTTTTGGTCAAACTTTGAGGTCTTTTATGAAACCTGTTTCTCGACATTCGGTCAACAAGGGGAAATCTTCTAGGCGGTTTAATGCCAACACACGTACTGTCGCTGCCGCTAACATCGGCAAGAATCCTATGCGTGGTGGCTGGCGTCTTTAATGCCTTGTTACTATCCCATGCCGGCCGTCCGGATGGTAGATGGCTCGGTAAAGTTTGTAAGTCGTTCCAAGAAGGGTGTAGATGGTTCGCTTGAGCTTCCCTGTGGTCAATGTATTGGATGCCGCCTTGAGCGGTCCAGGCAGTGGGCCATGCGTTGTTTACACGAATCCTCGCTTTATGAAAGCAACTCCTTCATTACGCTTACCTATGATGACTCCAATTTACCCGTTGGTGGTTCTTTAAATTATCCTGATTTTCAACGTTTTATGAAGCGGCTCCGTAAGAATTCTAAGTCTTCTATTCGGTTTTATATGGGCGGTGAGTATGGCGAATCCACTGCTAGGCCGCATTTTCATGCTTGTTTATTTGGGTACGATTTTCCTGATAAGGTTTATTTTCGTAAGTCTGCTTCGGGTGAGAAGCTTTATACTTCTAAGTTTTTGGAGTCTTTATGGCCTTTTGGCCTTTCGTCTATTGGTGATGTAACGTTTCAGTCTGCTGCTTATATTGCTCGGTACTGTGTTCAGAAGGTCACTGGTGATGCTGCTGATGTTCACTATGCTTGTCCTGAGTTTATTGATGAGGACGGTGTTGTTCGTACGTCTGTTGTTCCTGAGTTTAATCATATGTCGTTAAAGCCCGGTATTGGTGCTCGTTGGCTTGCTAAGTATCAAACTGATGTTTTCCCTCGGGATTATGTTGTTGTCAATGGTATTAAGACTAAGCCTCCTAAGTATTATGATGTTCTTTTTGAACGTGAGAATCCCGGTGTTTTTTCTGATTTAGTGGCCCAGCGTGAGTTGGATGCCTATTCTGGTTTCCTTGCGGGTGAACAATCTGTTGCTCGTTTGGATGTTAAACGGCAGGTTAAATCTGCTCAACTTTCTCAATTGAAAAGGGATTTTTTATGATGATGCATCGCAATCGTTCTGTGGACCCCCATAAGTTCGCTATGGTTCCTAAGGCCGATATTCCTCGTGCCTCTTTTACTCGTCAGTTTACTCATAAGACTACGTTTGATGCTGGTTTGCTTATTCCTGTTTATGTGGATGAGGTTCTTCCCGGTGATACGTTTAATCTTAAGATGACTGGTTTTGCTCGTCTTTCTACTCCAATACATCCTATTATGGATAATATGTATTTGGATACTTTTTTCTTTTTTGTTCCCAATCGATTGATTTGGGACAATTGGCAGAAATTTATGGGGGAGCAAATTGACCCTGGTGATTCAGTTTCTTATGTTGTTCCGCAGCAGGTTTCGCCTATTGATGGTTATGCTGTCGGTTCTTTGCAGGACTATATGGGATTGCCTACTGTTGGCCAGGTTCAAACTGGCCGTACTGTTTCTCATTGTGCTTTTTGGCCTCGTGCTTATAATTTGATTTGGAATGAGTGGTTTAGAGATCAGAATTTACAAGATTCTGTTTCTGTTCCTCGTGGTGATGGCCCGGATAATTCTTCCGATTTTGTTTTGCTTCGTCGTGGTAAACGGCACGATTATTTTACAAGTGCGTTGCCTTGGCCTCAGAAGGGTGATGTTGTTCGTTTGCCTTTGGGTACTTCTGCTCCAATTGCTACTACTGCTAATGACGTTTCTTTTTTAACTGTTCGTTCGGACAATTACTCTGGTCAATATCGTCAGTTGGATTCTAATTCTGCAGGGTCTGGTCAAGTTTCTGTTTCTGCAACGACTGGTTCAATTAATAATCGTCTATATGCCGATTTGTCTCAAGCTACTGCCGCTACTATTAATCAATTGCGTCAGAGTTTTCAGGTTCAGAAGTTGTTAGAAAGGGACGCTCGTGGTGGAACTCGATATACCGAAATTATTAGAGCGCACTTTGGCGTTATTTCTCCTGATGCTCGTCTGCAGCGTCCTGAGTATCTTGGCGGTGGTTCTACCCCTGTGGTTATTAATCCAGTTGCTCAAACATCTGGCACTGGTGTAACTGGTGGTGATACTCCTCTTGCTAATCTTGGTGCTATTGGTACTGCTTTGTCTCGTAATGGTTTTACACAATCATTTACTGAGCATGGTGTTATTATTGGTTTAGTTTCTGTTCGCGCTGATCTTACTTATCAGCAAGGTCTTGACCGTATGTGGTCACGGTCTACTCGTTACGATTTTTATTTTCCCGCTTTTGCTATGCTTGGTGAACAAGCTGTTTTGAATAAGGAAATTTTTGTTACTGGTGATACTGCTCAAGATAATTCTGTATTTGGTTATCAAGAGCGTTGGGCTGAATATCGTTATAAGCCCTCTCAAATTTCCGGTTTGTTTAAGTCTACTTCTGCTGGTACTATTGATGTATGGCATTTGGCTCAGCGTTTTACTTCTTTGCCTACTTTGAATAATACTTTTATTCAGGATCGTCCTCCTGTTGATCGTGTTGTTGCTGTTGGTGCAGAGGCTAATGGCCAGCAGTTTTTATTTGATAGTTTTATTGATTGTAAGACTGCTCGACCAATGCCGTTGTATTCTGTTCCCGGTTTGATTGATCATTTCTAATATGTTGGGTCCACTTCTTTCAGTTGGTTCTACGCTTCTTGGGCATGCTTTGGCGAAAGATCGCCAAGACGATGCTCAGGATTTTTCTGCTCAGCAGTTTGCTACTCGTTATCAGACTACTGTTGCTGATATGAAGATGGCCGGATTGAATCCTATGCTGGCTTATGGCCAAGGTGGTGGTTCACCTCCTTCTTCTTCCGCCGCATCTGCGAATACGCATGATGCGGGTTCATCTTCTGTTCAAGAGCGTCAAGTTCAGATGAATGAAAAGATGAATTCTGCTCAAGTTGCTAATACTGAGGCTGATACTGCTGTTAAGTTGGAACAAGCTGCTTTGGCTCGTGCTCAGACTGCTCAAGCTATGTCATCTGCTAATCAAGCTGATGCAGCTGTTACTAAAATTGGTCAAGAGGTTATGAACCTTAAGGAGCAATTTAAGAATATTCCGCTTGAGGGTGTTCGTTTGCGTGCTTTGGCTGAGCAGCTTTTACATTCTGGTGAGTTGATGTTGCAGCAGGGTATGACTCAACAACAGGTTCGTGATCATTATCGAGCTATGATTGGTAAGTTGAAGAATGAAACCGAGTTGTTGGATCTTGATCTTTCTGCTGCTAATTCTTTGGATAATATTGGTCGTGAATACAACCAATTGAAGCCTATCATTGATCTTATTCGTTCTTTTGTGAGGAAGTAATATGTTTATTCGTTCCGCTTTTAATTATGACC